ACTCCCAAAACAGATGATGAACTACAAGAATATTTAGATAACGTGCCGGAAGATTTCAGATATAATGTTGGTATGGATGGAATAATGCCAAGTAAAAACCACAGTTATTTTGATGTTGTGCAATCAGCAAATGATTTCAGTTATAACAATTTTTCATCAAAAATTATTAACTTTGCGCAACTTAATACTAATTACTATTCAGAGCATCAATGTAAATTAGCAGCTAATACATGGCATAAAGAAAAGGCAACAACGGACCATAAGGATATACTTTTCAGAAACCATGAATGGAAGTTAAATGTAAAGATGACACATGAAAGTTTAAGTAAGATAAGCAAAAAGGCGAAGGGCTTTGAGAACATAAAACAGACAATTGAGAATCCGTCAGAGCTTTGGGGTAAATGGGTAGACCCGGCAAAACAAAAAGATGTAATTATGACATATATTCTTTTTGATAAAAGTAAAAACGCTTATTTTGTAGAAACACAAAACGGGATTGTCAAAGACGCTTATTATAGATCGCATGAAGATTCTAAAAATAACAGACGTTTAGGGGTTAAGTTTATAAAATAAAACCTTATATTATGATAAAAATAAATAACATAACACTTAATTCAAATTTTATATTTGAAGTAGGCAATCAAAGCCCTATTGCAGTTAATTACAATGGCGGTCATGTTAGGGCTTCGATAAATAGTCAGAATGGGGATTGCGTTTTTCAGGTCGAAGTTCCATTTACTTCTGACTGGACTATAAAGGAAATAGCCGAATATGTTCAAAATGAATTTGATAAAATAAAATGACAGAGACCGATTTATTACAGGAATTTTATGAGACCGGCAAAATACCGGCTTTAGATTTTCTGTTAGATTGGCGCAATCATTTAGTAAAGTTGAAAATTAAAACAGGTGAAGCAAAATATTATGATTTAGAGATTGCAGCGACAGACTTTTTAATATCAATGTACGGGTGAAAAATTTACAGCAATTAGTCAGGGATTTTGGCGCAGCACGAAGGGCTTATCATACGCTTTCAGAACAGGAGACTCGTATAGTAAAAGATATTGCCATTAAAGAAACTGAGCGTAATTTTCACATGCAGGGATATACGGGCGAAGGTTATCACCCCTGGGCTGCAAGGAAAGCAAGTACAAATAAAGCTTATGATACAGCTAAACAATATAAAGGGTCTGGATATAGTTCAAGCAGACCATTGTTGCATCAAACAGGTGATTTAATTGATGCAATAGGAAATGATTCTTATGATACAAAAGACATGGTATATATAGGTGTGAATCTTAATCAATTTCCAGGTGATTATCCTAAATGGTTAAATGAAGGAACTAATAAAATGGAAGCAAGGCAATGGATTGGATTCTCAAAAAGAATGCGTGACAGAGTTGTAACAGAATTTCAAAGACGTAGAAATGTAATATTTAATAAATTCCGTTGGTAAAATGTTAAGCGAAATATTAGATGCAATGTGCCTTGAAGTTCAGGCACTATTTAAAGACACCGGTAATACTGTATTGAGGGATACTCAATTCAAAATGACAGATATGCCACTTTACACAATCCCGGTTATCGTAATGAGCTTAAAAGAAAGTCCTGAAATAAGACAATTAATAGGAGGCATGACCAAAGCAGATTTTGGGTGGCATATAAAAGCTTATTTTTATGATGCTAATTCCGATTTATCAATGACTGACCCATTCTCAACAGAGGCATACGATATTATACATACTATTTACCAACATTTCGCAGCAAGGCAATGGTTAACAGATGAATTTATACAAGTAAGTCAAACCTTCGGATATAAATTAACTTTAAATGGTATGTCAAAAGCCGAACCACTTCGCTCAGAGGCGGGAGTTATACCAGGCTTTTCTATTACTTATGATTCAGTTGGGTTAGATATTGGCACAGCAGACAGGTCGCAGGACGGTCCAGAGATTGAAGATATAACACAATCACCAGATAACTCATACCTTACTATATATGATTCGCAGTTAAATATTGATGCGCTGGGCGAAGTGATAGACTTTACTATTTCAACTAATACACCTTTTGTTATTCAATCGGATAGTGATTGGCTAACCATTGACCCGATAGATGGTAATGAAGATTCGACAATAACATTAACAGCAAGCGAGAATGATTCAGGAGCGCAAAGACAAGCTATATTAAAAATTAAGGTTCCAATGACAGATATTGAAGATCAAACAATAACAATAATTCAATCAATATGAAATTTACGTGTCCTCATTGCGGGAAAGAAATAGAGATAGAAGTAAAAGGTATTGTAAAGATACATCCAAATTATCCGGATAAGAAAAAGGAAGAGGATTATAAAACATAAAAAAACCGGGAATTACCCGGCTTAAATTTTGTCGTTTACAGGAACTATATTCCAATCTTCTGCAAGTATGTCAGTTTGCATACGCTTCTATTAATGGCAATAATTTTTTAGCTTCATCTTTTTTCATAACGTCATCTGTTTGCAGGAGTTGAATAAATAGCCATTTTCTTAATATCTGTCATATTTAATTCTTTCCGTCCTAGTTTACGATTTGCTTTGTTAAGCTTTTTGAGTGAAATGCAATCTCCGCCAAAATCAAAATTCCTGTTTACTATTCCGATGTTACCGTCAGAAATATTAACTATGTGAAATTCGTAACCGGTTCTCAAAAATAGCCTATATGCTTTCTTCTGTTTTTTAAGAAGTCGCTTATCGTAATATAGCATTTTATATTTTACACTAATCCATACTTTGAATTTAATTGCGTAAATATATAATTTAATGAAAGGTTTGAAAAGATTTTTCATCCTATTATTGAATTTAATTTATTTAATAGTTGCGTTGCTTGCATTTTAAATAATCTTAAGTCATCATGTATTTTCATTGACTCTAATTCATTAATATTGCAACCACAATGTAGCGTATGCGATGGAACTGTGTTATTATCAATGTTAGAGCCAAAGTCACCATTAGGTGGCATCATTGATTTTTTTACATTTTGGTGACATAACTGTTCGGAAACTATGACAAAGTCTTTTTTCAATCTTTCATTTTCTTCTTTCAATTTAAACAATTGGCTTCTTAATTCAAAATATTCATGGCTATTCTCATTTGGAGACATTCGTATGTTATACGCTTTATTGAGTTGTAAATAATCAGTATGAGCTTGGTTAAGTTCGGATTTTAATTTCCTATTTTCCTCTTTCAAGTCAATAATATGTTTAAGGTCGATAGGATTAGCATAGTTCTCTAAATTAGCAAAATTCTTATTGTATGCTTTATTGAGTTCGATGTAATCAGAATGAGCTTTTGATAAATCATTTTTCAATTTCTCAAATAACCTATCTTTATTGGCAATCTCATTTAAATTAAAAGTATTCCATTCTGATAAAAATACGTTTTTAGATTCCAGTTCTTTGATTCTTTCTTTGTCTGACATAATATGAGTTTTTATGAGGGGTTTAATAAATCTTCAATTTTACATTCAAAAAAGCGAGCGAGCTTTAAAGCTGTCATTAAACTTGTATTTTTTCTATGATTGTTTTCGATTTTAGAAATTAATTCAACATTTAAATCTGTTTCACAAGCGAGGTCGAACTGACTCATTGTTTTTCCACAACGTAATTTTCTTATTAAATCGCCATTAAGAGTGCAATGAATCATTAAATAAAAGTAATGAACAAACGTACAATATTAAAACGAATTTTACAAATTATTTTTGTGCTAAATTTTAACAAAAGTTATGGCGCAGCCAAAACGTGTTATTCTTACCAATGAAACACCTAACGATCAGGGTGGCATAATCTACAATAATACAATAGATTGGGGACGGTTCAGCAAAAATCCTGTTATGTTATATCATCATGGAGATGATAAAGAACTTGCTGATTTACCTCTTGGCCATTGGGAGGATTTACAATTTGATGGCATTAACTGGACTGCTATACCTGTATTTTCAAAAGTAAACAATCCAAAGATACAGCAAATAAAACAACTATATGAAGAAGGTAATTTAAAAGCCGCTTCGATGGGTGGTGCTGTTTATTGGAAAACAACCGGACAATATACAACGGCAGCAGACGGCAGGCGTGTCCCTGTTTACGCTTTAAATGCAATGGGATTAAAGGAATCAGAGAAATTCATAAGTTACGAAGCCTCAGTAGTTCCTATGCCTTCTAATCCAGATGCTTTAAAGATGTCCGCTAAATGTTATGAAACCGAAGCAGAAATACTTACACTCAATAGCAAATTTATGACACCAGATGAAGAAAAACTCGAATCTGAGAAAACTGAATTAGCTGCTAAAAAGACTAAGGAAGTTGAGCCTGAAAAGGTAAAAACACCCGAAGAAATTGCAGCCGATGAAGCCGCTAAATTAGAAGCCGATAAAAAGGACGCTGAAAAAAAAGCCGCTCAGAAAGTTGAACATATTGTATTGTCAACTGATGAAAAAACAAATTTCATTTCTGAAATTATTACCGCGATAAAAGGTTTATTCGCCTCTGAGAATCCGACCAAACACATGGAAAGTGAGCCAGACGGTGACGAACCCGTAAAACAGATTGACTTGCCAACCGGAGACGGTGAAACAGCCATGACGGATGAACTAAGCGCAAAGACAGAAAAAAAAGCAGACCCGAAAGTGGAACCTGACGAACCCAACCTTGAAGCGAAAGCACTTGAAAAAGTAAAGGAATGTTCAAATGAAACTGAACTTGCCGCAGTATGTGAAACGTTTGGCAGTGAACTCCCCCAGGTTGTTAAAGATGCAATCGAACAAAAGAAATTATGTTTCCCAACAAAAAGTAAAAACAATTCAAATTTTATAGAAATGCCCGAACAGAAAACAAAGGCTGAGTTAGATGCAGACGCAGTAAAACTTGCCGCAACACCAAAAGCCGAAATCAGACTCGGTGAAGCTAACGTACCTACTTTTACTAAACTGCAAAGCGAAGCAAGTGGGCGTGGAGTAATTGAAAAAGTCCTAATGACAGGTGGAATGCTTAAAAACAAAGTCATTTCAGATGTCGTAGATTCTCACAGGATTGTATTGCAATCCATAATTAACGATCCAAAGTATCAGGCTATTGTTGACAAGATTAATTTCTCTGATAAATCTGGTAACAGGTCTATCCCTGGTTCTAACTGCCAACAGTTAATGCAGAGATTAAGTTCTCAGAGCATTGATATTATGAACTTCACATCAGGCAAACTCGAAAATATGTTACAACTTGGAGCATCAGATGACTTGCTTACAAGCCCTGACCTGAATGCAGTTGAATGGTTATCAATGTTTGTATTTGCATTGTTCCCCTCGACAACTTGGAAAGCTGAGATACCTGTTTATGGTGCTACAAGCGTAGCCGGTTCAAACAAAGGATTTATATTCCCTAACATAGCAGCTAATCCAACAATTGTACAAGGTAGCAGACCTTCTAATCCTTCTGATGAAGAATATACTGATACCCCTGTATCAATTACATTGTCAGGATTCTATATGGAACCTATTGTCTGGCAACCACTTTTAATGCAGACTTTGAGATACGATCAAATGGGTACTGGTTGGAGCCAGGCAATGATGGTAATGAATACCTTTATTGATAATTACCTGATTTATACTTTACTTACCCAGGTTCCTACTGCAAGTGTAGTTACTACTGATGGCGCAACTTTCAATATTGCAAGTTCAGCATCCCCAGATTCATTCTTATTGAATACTGGTTTTACTGGCAATCTTGGAAAACCGAGACTCGAAAACCTGTTAGTTGTTGATCAACTATTCAAAAAACAGAATTTCCCCGATGGAACTAAGTTTGTTGTTATTCAGGACCCAACGATGGACCGTTATATTACTGCTGACAAGGACACCCAAAGCCTGTTAACACGTTTTGTTAACTCACAGGGTGATGAACTTATCAGCTACAAACACGCTATGTTACGCAACCGTTCAAAAGTTGGTTTATGGAACAAAGCAACCAGCGCAGTAGTTAATCCTTCCAGCGTACTTGCTCCAACTACCACAGTAGGTGCTTGCCTTTGCTTAGTACCTGATCAGGCTGCTTTGGCTCTTGCTGCACTTAACGTGTTTATGATTCAGGACCCAACAGTTTATGGGTACAGAATGAGTGCAAACGTTCGTATGGGTGCAGGCCTTATCCGTTCAAACGGTGCCGGTTCAGCAATATTAACTTACGGTGATCCACAGAATTAATAACAAGGGAGTGAAAATCTCCCTTTAAATATTTTAAAAAATGAAAAAAATACTTTATAGTTTATCAATAATTGCGGTTCTTTTTATGCTGACAAGCGCATCTCCTTACAACAAAAGCCGCACCACAACAGCAGACCTCACTTTATATAGCGGAAGCGCAAAATCATTTCTAGCTATTGGTGGCGGTGGAACTAATGACACATTACGTGTACAGGATACAGTTACCTATATTATTGCTGTAAGTACAGCAAATGACTTACTCGTTGCCGGTCAAACAAATTGGAAAAAGGTAAGTGCAGGAAAACCCCTTATAACACTTCAATTTTTCCAGTCGTATGATGGAGTTACTTATGCACCATTAAAAAAAGGCATAAATAGAGCTACCTACACAGTAGTAAGTAATACAACCGTAACAACTGATACATCATTAATGTGGTCATTCAGGAAGGACACTGTAAATTTTGAAGGTAAATATTTGAAAATATTACATATTTCAAGCAATACAGTTTCAACAAAGGGATGTATAACCGATTATGTTTATATAAAACGTAGATAATTAATTTAAAACCTCTAATTATGATGCACAATGTAAAAGAAATACATTTGAAAGAATATCTTCCAAATGTTATAAAGAAGTTCGGTTATGCCATTTTACACGCTGACGGGAATATATTCGTAGACCTTAAAACAGATGCTAAAGGCAGGCCAGTAGAAGACAAACATCAACCTTCTTATTTGCATAAAGAGTATGCTGCTCAGCAAAACGAAGCCGCAACGTATTCAATTAAATTTACTAACGTGAGCCAGATTCCAGATACATTAGAAGACCTGGAAAAGATGTTTTTAGCTGCAAAAGCAAAAGAAAAAGCAGAGAAAAACAAAATTACATTAGCTCCTGATCAGTTGGTAATGGATATTGAACCCAAAGAAGAAGTTAAGCCGGATACGGAGATTAAAGAAAAAGGTAAACCAGGGCGCAGACCGAATAAGTAAGCCCGTAAAATTTTAATTATGGCAACTCACAATATTGATATTGCTTTACAAAATACTCAATTAGGTACTCCAGCAACAGCAGACGGCGTAATGGGTATGATTTGTAAAGGCGTAGTAGCATCCGGGTTCGCTTTGGATACATTCTACTTACTCACAAAACTTGCAGACCTTGACACATTGGGAATAGATGCAGCTTATGACACATCTAATAATGTAGCAATATATCAGCAAGTAAGCGAGTTCTATGCAGAGGCCGGGGACGGAGCTAAATTATGGATTGGTGGAGTTTCAACAGCTACTATATTTGGTAGTTATGTTCTTACTGATACATTTAAGAAAATGATAACCGGAACCGAGTCAGCCGACCCATTGAATATGATTAAATGGATTGGCCTTTGTTATAATGTTCCTGCTGCTGAACAACACGCAACAGATTTCCCAATTGATGTAACAGATACGTTAACGGGATTACAGGCAACATTAACACAATTATTTGCAAAAGGTTATCATGTAGGTGGCGTAATTGACGGTGCAAACATGAGTTCAACAATAACACCTACGACAATTGAAACAGTCGCTACACAAGGCGCACCAAGTGTAAATCTTTGTATAACAGGAACAAAAGCAAACAGAGTTAGTTCAGTAGGTCAATACTTAGGACGTTTAGCTCGTATCTCAGTAGGTACAAGCGCAGGCCGGGTAGAGGATGGTAAGATTAATTGCACATCAATGTATTTGACAAATGCAGTTTCAGTTTTAGCACTTGACCCATTAACAGATTTTGATTTACTTGGAAGTAAACAATTTCTGTTTGCACGTACTTTAAAGAATTATTCCGGATTTTATTGGAACGATGATGCAACCTGTGACCTCGATGCAAATTCATTAAGCCGTACACTTGCAAACAGAGTAGCCAATAAACTCGCTGATGAAGCTCTTGCAATGTTTTTAAAGGACAGAGAAAAGAATATGCTTGTAACGAGTTCAACAGGCGATCTCGACCCGGGATATTGCGCTGCTAAATCACAAGAGTTCAAAACAAAGTATATTGTTCCTTTGATTACAGGGACTGATTTAAGCGATGGCGTTTTGGTTGTTTCAGGAGTTGGTTATAGTTCGACAAAGATTATATCTTTCAAGTTACGGTTAGTACAGGCAACCCCATACGGCAGCGTAGAAGGTGAAATAGCATTTCAAGCAACAATTTAAATTATAACATTATGCCAAGAAATTTAGAAGCATTAATCATAACAGCAGCCGAGTATAAGATAGTTCTTAATGCCGGAGGCGTAATAATTCCGTTGTTTAGCTTGGAATCATTCGATATTAACTTCGACAGAGAAAGCAAAACAATCTATGCAATAGGACAGGAAGAACCGATAGGGACAAAGCGCAATGCAGCAAAATACACAGGCAGCATAGGGGTACAAGTTGGTGAAATAATGACAGCATTAAAACTGTTAGGGTTAGTTGAACCAACACAAATAAGCGGTGGTGTACTTGCTTTTGCTTCACTTAATCCATTAGGGTTACAGTGTGTATTTGAAAGTGTGAATATTAATTCAGGTAAACTTTCAGTAAAATCACAGGATAAGGATTCTATTGTCAACCTGTCATGGGAAGCAATTTCCGTAAGCGGATTTGCAGTGTAAACGATTTTTAAAACCTCAAATATGGATAAAAAAACTTTCTCAAAGGATATTACATTTATGTCCAATACCTTAGTTGGGACAGAATGGAAAATGCAGCCCGTTAAAAAGCGGGCTTTGTTTTATGAATTTGATCAGTCAGACCCCGACCAGCAAGAGATAACATTTCGTATTCTTGACCTTTGGGACTTCGATAAAAAAGAACAATTGTTACGTGCTAAATCAAAACTATTAGCTCCGCTTATGGAGGAGATAATAGACGTAATGATGTTAGTCAAAGACCCAGGTAACACAGAAACAAAGGACATTGAGAGTTTAACGGCTCAGGATATTATCGAATTAAAAAACGATAATGCCGGATTGGGATTTCTTGCTAAGTGGTTCGTACGCAATAAAATAGCGCCTTTTTTTTTGAATTTAAGCGAGAGCTACATTTTATAAATAAAGAGCCTGAAAAGGCACGTGATGAACTCGTAAAAAGAGATGCTAAATATTATAATATAACAATGTTTAAAGCATTTTTAGGATATACGGAGGACGAAGTCAAGGCACTTACAATGCGTAAGTATATTGACAGTATTATCGTTTTAGATGAGGTTTTGCGATATTACGTTCTCCGTTCTTTTAAAACTTAATGTATGCCAGAGATTTATGGATTTGCAATAAAGGTGGAGGATGGAGCAGTCAAGTCAATTGATGCTATTGATAGCTCATTGGGTAAACTGGAAGGGCATGCCTCAAAAGCGAGTTCTGGATTCATGGACACATTTAAGGGATTCTTAGGAGCCGATATGGTAATGAAAAGCTTCTCTATGATAAAAGAGGGGATAATGGACGTTATCAAAGTAGGCTCGGAGATGGAACAAACGCACTTAGCATTTGAGGTAATGTTAGGGAGTGCGAAAAAAGGCGAAGCAATGGCATCTGGATTAAAAGCCTGGTCAGATGTTACGCCTTTTGATTTAGGAACAGTTGATGAAGCTGGCAAGACACTTTTAAACTTCGGGGTGGCCGGCAAAGATGTATTGCCCTCATTAAAACTCTTGGGTGATGCTTCTGGTGGAGTAAAAGAAAAGTTTGAACGTTTAAGTTATGCCTTTGGTCAAGCTGCCTCAATGGGCAAACTTGATTCACGAATAATGCGTGAAATGACAATGGCTGGGTTTAATCCCTTACAGGAACTCGCTAAATCATCTGGTAAATCAATGCCACAAATAAGAGAAGAAATGGCAAAGGGGCAAATACCTTTTAGCGATTTAGTTAAAGCATTGAAATTAGCAACCGGTGAAGGTGGCCGGTTCTTTGGTATGATGCACAAACAAAGCCAGACAGTTGGTGGATTATGGAGTACAATAAAGGCCACTATGCAGGGAGGCGAATTTGGATTATTTCAAAGAATGGCTCCAAGCTTAAAAGGAATCGAACAGGATTCTATACGTGTTGGTAAATCTCTAGCTGATTGGATTACGCCTAAACATAGCGAAGTCTTAAAGGACCAAAAAAATGAAATGCAAGGTTTGTTTGAGGCTATAAAAGACGGTAACACACCAACTAATATAAGAAAGGATTTAATACAAGAGTTAAATGCAAAATATCCCGAATATATAAAAAATCTAATTTCGGAAAAAGATACAGTAGCCCAGATTGCTGAAAAACAAAAATTGGCAAATAAGGCAATGGAAGACGATATTAATTTAGCGGTAGGCAGAGAAACAAAAATAAGATATAAAACACAATTAGCAGACGCAACCGCTGACCTGGAAAAAATACTTGTACTTGGCAATGAAATTAAAGCTAAACATATAAAACCGGAGGCTGTATTTTCAGTTAAAGAGATGGGATTACGTGGATTATCTGCTGATTTTCAGTCAGGATTTAAAGACATGTATCAAAATCTCAATATCTTTAAGCCAAACCAGGGATTAAAACAGAATTCAACAAGAGCAACGGATTTTATAATTGAATATGCTAAAGAGGCAAATAGTAAAATAACAGATGCTAAGCGCAAACTATTAGAACTTAATAAAACATTCAAAGATGTTGATGAGTTAGGTGGTGGAGTAACGCCTCCCGAAGGTATGGGAATGGGTGAGGATATGTCAGGGATAACAGCCGGAGCAGCCGGAGGACTTGGAGCGGTAAAGAATATTAACATAAGCATAGATAAATGGAATCAGATCAACACCGGACATTTGGATTCAAAAGATTTACAGAAGACAAATGAAATGGGCGTTGAGCAATTAATAAAAGAAATACACAATCAATTAGCTGGGGCAGGAACAATGTAATGGGACTATCATCACTCATAAAGACAGTTGGCAAACCTGAAATAAATCAGGTTAACCAGGTATTGATCAATGGTTATCAATTGCCTTTAGATGTTATTATTTCTCTTAATGGAAGAAAGATAATAGCAGAAAGCCAGATAGTTGATGGAGTAGAGGTATTTGAACGTATTGCTCGTAAATCAGCACGAATAACATTCGATTTTACATTGAGAGGTATTACAACACGTTTGGGCGTACCTTTAGATAGATATGTATTTCCAATGGCTTCAATAAATCCGCTTTGGGATGCAACACGATCACAAGATATAATGGATTTTTTCAAGATTGTTTGGGTTCCTGATGAAGTTGTAAATATTAAAAATGTTGTTTTAAATGGGTTGGGAATAAGTCAGATAATCGTAGGCGATAGTTATGATATGAGAACAACAAGGGGAAGTGTTGATGTTGGTATAGTATTGAAAGCTATTGAGAATTATTATAGTGTTAAGCTAGTTGAGACATCTTTGATTAGTAATAATGATGAAAATTTTGCATAAATGTATTTAAACGCACATAATATTGTACAAATTAATGGTTCTGTTTTAAATTCAGTCATGGGAATTTCATATAAAAATGACTGCAATCAAATAGGGGCAAATTGTGATATTATGGTGCCTTTAAAATCACGCATTCAAAATAATGGGCAATATTTGACAGATGATGTTCGTAATTTATTTGTGAAAGGACAGCCGGTAAAAGTTAATGCCTGGTATGATGAATATTCACAGAATGTTGGTATATTAAATGTGTTTAATGGCTTTGTGTATGATTTTGTCGAAGGTACGCCAATGAAAATAAGATGTTTAGATTATAATTATTTTTTTAGACTTGGAACAATTAAAAAATTATTTTATACAAAGGAGCGTTTCATAAAAGTAATTCGTGATATCATTGCCGAAGCAAATAAGAATGTTGAAAGCAA